GAAGAACACGACCACGAGCACGTTGGCGTCGAAGAGGAAGTTGCCGAAGCGGAACGTGATGCCGGTGAAGGGCGTCTTCGGCGGCGTCGGGTCGATCTGCTTCGACGCGCCGAGCCACTGCGGCACCAGCAACTGGAGACCGGCGAAGATAAGTCCGACGCCGATCGTCGCCACGGACAGCACGAGCCGCGAGGTCTTCTGGAAGCGGCGGACGACGAGGTACTCGACGACCATGCCGGCGACCATCCCCGAGCCGAGCGCAAAAGCGAGGACTGCGATGCGGAGCTTCACTGGGTCACCGCCGTTCCCTCGGCCGCCAGCCGGGCCGCTTTGGCCGATGCGGTTTCCCACTCCCAGCCCGTCATCGCGAACGGTGGGGCCTGGTAGATGTGGAACGTGACCACATTCCCGTCCGGGGCCGTCACGGAATCGCCTTCCTTGAACACCGGATTGCCGTGCCCATCGAACGCGGCCGGCGTCCAGGTGTAGACACCAGGGGTCGGGCTCTGTGCGCCTACGGGGTTGGTCGTTGGAGGCGGAGGAGTTGGTGCTGGATGCGCCGGAGGATAGTCGGCTGCATCAATCGAAACCTTGATAGTTCCGGGTAAGTTCTGCCACTTGTCGGGGACGACCTTATCCCCATCGTGAAGGCGGATCGCCATAACCAGACCCGCATCCCATCCGTTGATGTCGATGGCCCAGTCAATCAGGTAGCCCTGATCGTGAAGATGCGCGGCGAGCGCTTGCCGCTCCGCGCCACCTCCGACCATTGCTCGCAACGGCTGGTACGCATCAGGCTTTGAATCCCAGTAGATATCGTTGGTTAGATAGGTCATACATTTTCCTCTTTTCTAATTTGGTCTTGGAGCATTGAGAAGTGCATATTCGCAGAAGTGCTCAAACGCGGCAAAGTTGTAGGCAGTAGCCGCATCGACCTCGTCTTTGAAATACCCGATATTAATGCGCTTACCGCGAACGTTGACCCTGGCGCGCCACTTGCGGGTTTCCTTGTTCCAGTCCACGCCCTTGAATGTTGAACTTGTGGCTGCCATCTTCCTGGCGTTTGCCTGATTCTGACTCTCTGAGGCCGGTCGAAGGTTGAGGCGTTGGTTGTTCAGTCCGTTGGTATCCGCATGGTCCACATCCGAGCTACACGCCAAGATCATCTTGTGCATACAAATGTGAGACTGCCTGCCGTTGATCCGAAGACAGCGTCTAGCGTAGATTCTGGGACTAGCGCCGTTCGCTCTTTTCTCGACCACTGCGTGCCATTTAAATTGTGCTAGCCGCTCGTAGTCCTCTTCATCAACGAGGGCCACGAAGCCTCTGGTGAGTGGTATTGTTTTAGCAGCCATATGAACCCTCCCGTGGTTCCTGTGGTCAGGGCTCACGCTCTGCTGATAACAGTGCGTGGGTCCGCCTACCATTTTACCCGACATTTTGTGAATTAAAACGTAGAATTGCGATTATGTTTTGGGGCTGCCGGGCTGAACTACCGACCGGGGGATAGTGGTAGGCTTTTAGGCGGTGACCGAGGAAGGCGCGAACCAACCCCGATCACCTAGCACTTCACGAAAGGATGTTTCGTAAAATGCGTCTCTCGATTGTACTCTTCTCACTGCTCGCCCCCGCGGCGTTCGCCAGCACACTGACTGAGCCGATCCCCACCGTCACAACGACCTGCACCGTGAATCAGTCTCCGGTCCAGTGCGGCGGGTTTTTAGCCCCTGGCGCTAACGCCTACGGCGACGTGAGCGGACTGAATACCGCCGAGGGCGTGTCCATTAACCTCACTGCGGAAGTCTGGACAAATAGCCAGATTCAGCAGGCCAGCGCTCTCGCATCGCTTGACTTCCTTGGTGCGACCGATGGGCCGCAGCGATCCGGTTACGCGACCTACTCGATCTATACCGATGGCGATCATGGCGGCGATGCTGGCATCTTCGCGACCGGAATGATCGAGGGATTGGCCAGCAACCCGCTCATAGGAACTCAGGGCGTTGTGGTTCATGGATCTAACGCGCCATTCCAGCTCGGCGTGCCGTTTGAGGTTCAGGCATCGGTTCTGGCAAACAGCTTCTTTGCCTATTCCGGAGCTGGCGGAGTTACTCAGATACAGCTTCAATTGTTTGAACTAGACGGAACGCCAGTAACGATCTTCGATCCGCCAGCCACGGCGATTCCAGAGCCAGCTTCGTGGGCACTAGTCGCCGCAGGGCTTGGCATTGTTGGCGGCTTCTCGACCATTAATTCCAGGACGAAAGGATTGGTTTGACCATGCGTACTTTACGGAGTATGCTGAACGCACCCCGCACCGGGTTTCAGCATTACTCATTCCGCCACCGCATAACGGCCTGGGTTAGTGCCACCCTGTTCGACGGCATCACGTACACGTCTCGCCACGGGCTGACGCGCGGAATGAAACGCCGCGGAGGATTGGGCTGGTTGCCGATCTCCCCCGCCAAAACCCCGGAAGAGCGTTTTTGGGAGACACTGGACCTTCGCGACGCCGTCGTGTACGATGTTGGCGCGTTCCATGGGTTGCTGACCCTGCATTTTGCACGCTCCTCCAAGCACGTAGTCTCGTTTGAGCCGACCGCAGAAAACCGGGCGCGCCTCGAACAGAACATCGCGTTGAACCGATTGACTAACGTAACCGTCAGACCAGTCGGCCTCGGATCAGCTAAAGAGATGCGGCTGATCCGGTACGACTCACTCGTGCCGGGCGGCGCAACCGTCGACTTCGGAGAACCCATTAAAGAGCGGCGCTCGCTCGACTACGGCTACACCCACCACGGCGTCATCTCTGCGTTCAACACTCAGCCGGTTAAGATCACGACGATCGACCAGGACATGGCTGAGTACTCATTGCCCGTGCCCTCATTCGTCAAGATAGATGTGGAGGGTTTCGAGCTGCAGGTTTTGAAGGGCGCGAAAGAGTTGCTCAGTGCCCACCACCCGAAGCTCTTCCTGGAAATGCACGGGGCTACGCTTAGCGAGAAGGAGCGGAAGGTGGCGGAAATCGTTGCGCATCTGAGTGACTTGGGCTACTCAATCACACACGTTGAAACTGGAAGCCGCATTACGACGGGAAACTCCATCGTGGCGCGGCAAGGGCATCTTTACTGCACCAACGCCGGATGATGGCCTGGGGTCTCACTGGAGTACCACCCGGCCACTGACCACGGACTTTCCGTTCAGCACTCCAGGGCTCGTCGAGATTAGATCTCCGTAATAATGCTCTACCGTCTGCGCCCCTGTTCGGAGAGCGACCGAGTTAAACGAGACCGAGTAGTCCTGTGACGCTGACTTGCCGTCTTCGGGGTCCGTGTCCCAAGCGTGTGAAAAGAGATCATCCCCCTCATCGCGATAAGTCGTATCTCCGGTGTAGGCGTAGTACCAGTAGAAAGCCTCAGTCGCAACCATTCCGCCAAGGTGTTGATAGTTCGCGGCGTTGACGCCGCAATTTCCCTGCTGGTCCGGCTGAATCCAAAGATACTGCGGAGTGTCTGAGCACCCTGGACTTCCATCCGCATAAGGAACATTCATGAAAACGTGGTTTACCACGTTCGCATAAATGTAATCGTTGTATCGCTTGATGACGTAGGGAATGCGGGGATCGTGAGATAGCGGCCAGTCTTCGATAAGCGCGTCTACTCCATAGCCGCCAAGATACCCCTGAACCCATCGGTAGGAGTTCGATGGGGTTTCGGTCATGCTGAGCAGAATCGTTATCGCCGCATCCCGCAACTTTTGGTGATTAGGGCACGAAACACTGCCGTATTTTATGATCGCGATACAGTCCTTTAGTGACCAAGCAACCTGTCGCATCCCGTCCTGAATCCACTCCGTGGCGGGCCCTGCTGCCGTGTAGGCATTATTTATCATCAGGTCGCCAGCCGCCTTGTACGTTCCGCCACCAAAGGCACGCTCCGCGAGGTACTGGTTCTCAGTGAAATGGGCGTAAGTGACCATATTCCCGCCGTTGGATGTTATATAGTCCCTGGTGTTGGTCGCGCCTTCTTTCCCGCAGACATTTTGGTACGCCGGGTTCCCGGTATACTGCGTCGTATTGAAATAGAAATTGAACCAGTAATAGAATCCAACTCCGGTGGACGTGCTAGGAATTATTTCCGTTGGCGTGCTGAAGGCCACTCCTGACTGCGCGGAGATGCTCGACCCTAAAGTACCGGAGGTAGCAGAAATATAAGTGAACGCATACTGGCCAGTGTTATTCCCTGGCCCTCCCAATCCTGGCTTTGCAAGCTGCACGGATGTCATCGCTGGAGTGAACTGATCACCGCTAGTCCATGTGATCGAAGTGCCAGAAACGCTTACGACACCGGATAGGGGAACCGCCGTCAACGTACAGAAATTCACGGGCCCAGCACCAGCGCAATTTGAACCCGGACAAGGTTGCGCCGTCATGCGGGTTTCCCATGCAGACTTCCCTGGCATGGACGTGAAAGATACCGGAGGGGTATAGCTGATGTTCGGCGGGGAGATTACGTTGATGTTCCACGAAAAAGACTGACAGCGTGTGCTAGTGCTGGTGGCGCAGAGGTTCCACGTCGTTGTGGATGTTCCTGGAGTCGCGTTCGATGGAGGCGTGACCATAACGCAGATCGTGCTTCCGGAAAGATTATGCGGATGTCCGTTCACTAGAGTTGAAACCGCTTCACACGCGCGCGCCGTGAACGGATCATTGTAGTACGCAAACGTTGTGCCCACCGGGAAACCTGTGGGGTCTGAATCCACGTATGATTGATTACCGGAGGTGAAATCGTACACCGATCCGGTTAGCGTTCCGGTTCCGGAGCTTGATACGGTTACAGTGGTGCCGGTACATGGGGTGTTGAAATAGATTCCAAACCCAGCCTGTTCTATCTTGAAGTTATTTCCTGAAACTTGGCAAATTCGATAATTGGCTGGCTCCTGATCCACTTCGCCATAAGTCCCTCCTGGAAGCGTCCCAGTAGAATCCAGATTAAAGGAGTCCCCGTTGACCGGAGTGTACGTGCCGTCTCCGGTGAAGATGCTAGTGCTCGCGTTGACGGTGAACGTGAAGGATGGGACCGGGCGAAATTCACAAATGGAAGTGTACCCGGCGATGATGGTGTAAGGGCACATCATCTCCACAACGCGAACGTGTGGAACGGTCGTCTGAGCGGAAAGGGCCGCGGCGCCCAGCGACAAAATGAGAAGCAGTTTCTTCATGGCTAGAGCAGCGTCAGAATCATGTACTGGATGTAGCAGACGCCACCGCTGTCGTTGGTTCCTGCCGTTGGATTGCCCCACGCGCTGCCAGCGGTGAAGCCGGAATTGTTATAGCGCGAGTCCGTGGTGATCGAGAGTGGAGTGGGGCAATTTCCAGACTGGTAGCCGATTTGGTGTGCCGGATCATCGTTGTTTTGAGCAATCCAATAGGTGGTGTTCGCGGTCAGCGTCCCGCAACCGGAAAGCGTGTACGTGGTGAACGCATTTGCTGATGGCGTTACGCCGGTAGTGCTGCTGCAAATGGGCGCGTTCCCCGGACAATGCGTTCCGGCCCCACAGCCCACGGTGGTATCAGGGTAGATCGCCGCGAATATGTGGACTCCGACAGCTCCGCCGTAAATCTGTACGCTCGTCACCGTATAGCCGTTGGTGTTCGACCCCGTGGTACATGGAGTGAACGCTGCCAGATTGTCAACGTTCGATTGCAGGGTCGGGCTGGTACTGACGGTGTTTCCGCAGTTGAACGTTCCGCCGCCGCTTGCCGCTTGAGATGCGATCAGCATCGACACTTGCGCGTGGGCGAATCCGTCGCAAAGAAGGATGAGGGCCAGTAGAGTTTTCATTAGTGTTTTACCTGTCCAGAAGAAAGCACTTTTCCGTTGAGGACCAGTCCGCCCGATGCGGCTCCGCTGGCGATCACGATACTCAACGGGTCCGTGGCCGTATCGAAGGCCACCGTAAAACTGTACGTTCCCGGAGTCGTAGGCGTGCCGGTGATGGTGCAGGTTGGGCCGGAGCCGCTAGAGCAGCCAGACAGGCCGGTAGGGAGTGAGCCAGACGAAATACTGAACGTGCTGGTGCCGCAGTTGGTTTCGGTTAGGGTTTGCGAGTAGGAGACGCTGACTGTGCCGCTTGGCAGACTGGTTGGCGTTATCAGACAAACGGGCGTGCCGCCAGCGTTAGGCTGGAAGACGAAGGCGTCCTGGTTGAAGTCGTTCACCACCGCAAACGTATCGAGCGGGGCGAAGTAGGAGAACCGGCTGTACATGCCGGTGTTGTTTGAGCCGGAAGTGGGACCTCCCGTGAAGCTGCTGATCGCGGTACAGGTCAGGGTATCGACAGTCGCGCCCTTCGTGAGTCCCGAGATGCTGTACAGTGTGCTGCCGCCGTTCGAGGCGTATGCGTAAATCAGCCCATCCACGGGACGATAGGCGAGGCCGGGAGCATCGCCGTTCAGAATGGCCAAGCAACCCGAGGTATGAGTGGAGAGATCTATTACGGTGAACGTGCCGCCCACGCTTACGTCAATCTTGTACGCGATGCCCGCACCCATAATTAGAACTTCTTGCAGGTTAGTGTCGAGGGTGATGTTTGCGGTTGTGCAGTTCGATCCGAAGCAATCCGGGATTCCGGGCTGTGAGGCTGATCGGAGGATGTACTGATTCGCCAGCACGCCATTCTGTGTAGCGCCCGTGGGGTTGTATTCCATCATGGCGCTGGAACTGCCGTTCACGATGGTCAGCATGTTGCCGGTCCACGGGGCATAGACCGTATAGGCGTCCACTTGGCTAGTTAGGGTTGTCGGATCGATGGGGCTACCCACGGCAACAGTACAGGTCACTGAGCAGTTAACTGGGTCCTTGGCCGTCCATGTGGTCGTGCCGATGTTGAAGAGTTCCGTATCGTGATTCCCGGTGCCGTTGCCACAGTAGGTCCCGCCGTGGAACTTGTACATGGAGTCCAGAGCGGGGTGGTAGAAGATCCCACCATAGGTGTGAACCGAGTTCGCGGAACCATCGCCGTTCAACGCGGGACAAGTGTTATAGGTCGTTTGCGTGACCTGACTGGGATTGTTGATTCGCGTCATCGTGGGCGTAATGAGATTGATATTCAGGCAATACATCTCATTCCCGCCGTAGTCGGTGTGCCCGCCGCCCCAAATACACAATTGAACTGGCTTTCCGGGGGCCTGTCGCAAGATTGCGCTATTCCACGCGCGGATGACATGGGGACAATTAGTCTGATACGGGTAGGCGCTCCCGCCGTTTTGGACTGAACCGCTTGCTCCATCGGCTGGGCAGATTGACGTGGAGATCTTCGCACCCGTCAGATCCGTCCAGCCCTGTGACCATGGCTGAATCTCAAGAGCGCCCATGGACGGCGTTGTATCGGCAAAGGCGCGGCCAGCGAGATCATAGTTCGGGATTCCAGTTGCCGTCCCGGTGTACTTCGCTGGACTGGTGGACTGTAAATGGAAGTCAAACGAAGTCGCTGCCGAGTTGTAGTATGTGATCGACGCCGCCACGAACTTTGGATCAGCAACGGAGCAGTTCGTGTTCGCCGATGCGAGCGGGGTTAGCTGCGTGCAAGTATACGGTTGCCAGCCATAAGGAGGTGTATCCCCTACTTGAAGCAGGCCAATGATCCCCGTGCCGCCGCTGCCGTCTGACTGGAAACCGATGTTATTGTTGAACACCGTCGATGACAGCCAACTGGCACAGTCGGTCCCACAGCGATAGTCTGAAGGAGAATTGTCGTAATAGATGAACGACGGATACTGTCCGCCAAATCCGTAATTGACGACGATGTTATTGCGGAAGGTGTTCGACCCGAAAGCCGTTCCTGTGCAGGTTGAAGTAGTGCATAATCCTCCGGGGAAGTGGGCCACGACAATGGCATACGAACCGTTGTTCGTGCCTCCGGTGTAATCCTTCCCGGTCTGATAAACAACGTTGTTCTCGATGACGTTGCCCGTTTCGCTATAAGGGCACACCGCATAATCGTTCTGTGGGGCGCAAGTACAAGGCGCGTTGGCTCCTGGTCCGCAGTTCGACAAGCCTTCATTACCGTTGTAGGTTCCTAACTCGATCCCTCCCGACGCATTGTTGAAGCTGAGATTTCCCCGTATGAAGGAGTTTGTGACGCCGTTCTGAAATGATATGCCCTTGATGAGTGTGTTGTAGACTACGTTCTGATCGAAAGCCACGTTCGACATCCGGCCATTCAAGTGGACGCCGTTGTAGTCCTCTCCGTAAAGTAGATTGCGCCTCACGGTGATGTCTTGCGATGTCAGCGCCCGCGATCCGAGATAGATTCCGTGCTGGCAGGAGCCGCCGCCACAAGCATTATCGTGGAAGGAATTGTACTCAATCAGAATGTCGTGGAGGCCGTTGAACGCGCTGACCCCGCCGAGGCCACAGGCCGTATAGCATTCGTTGTGACGGACGGTGATGTGATGCCACGCTGCCACGCTGGCCGTGTCGAGCGTCCCGCCGTCGATGAATCCGTTATTCCCGAAGATCCCCGTGGCCTTGAATCCATCGAAGGTCAGATAACTCTGCCCGACAGTTTCAAAGGCTGTATTGCCGGTTCCGTTCTCATCGAAGAGAACAGACTCTCCAGGGTAAGCCATGAAGACGATGGGATTGCCGGAAGATCCAGAGCCTGGAGACATCAGAGCTTCGGTGTAGGTTCCGGCCCGCCACAATACGAGGTCGTTAGCCGCCAGGGACGTTCGGATGTGTGCAAATGTGGCGCAAGGTGTTGAGATGGCGCTTGTCCCGTTCGTGTCGTGGCAGGTGTTTGAGTCGGACCCAGTCGTAGCAAGATACCAGAAGTTGGTCGGGCTATAGCCGAGATGCAGAAGGAAGATCTTCAGAGTCCCGTACTTGGTGATTCCCTGCGCTCCCGTATGAACAGTGGAGTCGTTATCATCTGCATCCGGTCCTGTGCAAGTAGACCCGGTTCCATAGCCGTCACCATCCACGTCGATGCAGGTCATCGTGCTCGCGCCCAGGCCCGATAGGTAGGGAGGCCCCAGAGAACCAGCGAACGCCGAGGATAGTAGAATGCAGAGAGTGCAGCACAGTAGCCCGATTGCTCTTATGAGATCGCTTGCGTGGCTGGAGAACGGTCGAGATTTCACGAGCCCTAATGGGGAATTGCGCGTGTCCATTTTGCGTTGGCCGTGGATGCGATGGAAGCTGTCAATACTCGCTGGCGAGCGATGGCGATCCATGGTAAGCGGAACCTCGCACGAAGAATTGCGAGTTGAGCTCGGCCGATTCATGTAGATCCTAGAACACCCCGCCGTGACTAGGAGTATTGGAATCGCTGCTGGCCGCCGCCGCCTTGAAGGAGATAATCGCCGCTGCTTGATCTCCTGTGGCTGTCGGAGTCCACGTAGGATTCTCCGTGGTCGCGGTCGTTTGTATTAGTTCCGCCGAAGCTCCTCCTTGGGCATTCCCACCACTTAAAGAAAACTCATCTAGCTTTGTGAAGCTGTTATTGATGCTGTAGGGAGTTGCGCCCGTGGCTGTGTTTACGTCCCCCGCTAGAACTAACTCATTCGCGACCGATGGCGTAATTGACCCAGTTTGACAGGTAGAAGTGCAACTAGCATTGTTCGTTGCAGTTTGGTCTTTTGGGTCTGAAGACGATTGCACTCCTGAATAACATGCCGCATATATAGTTGGGAAGCTCCCGCTTGTAACTGTCACCGTCATAGAGCCTGAGACAGATGCACTGTAAGCGTAGAACCACGCGCCATTTGCATTTGTACTGGCTCCCGCCACATTCGTAGTCGAATGCCATGTATTTGAAGGGGAGCTACTGACGGATGCCCCGGAAGTTGAGGCGCCATAAAACACTACCCAAACTGCAACGAAATTCCCGCCCGTGCAGTTCATCGCGGCTGTCGTGACAGTACTGGGGTTGCCGGTTCCTTGAGCAGCCTTGTGGTCAAGGCGTACTATCGCCGCGCTGAGATTGAGCGCGACAAGGAAACACGCTGCGAGTAGTTTTACTGGTCGCATTGAAGTGTACCCTGCACCATCTTGGCGGTGTTCGCCACGGACACATTCATAGCCATGATGTCGTTCGCCGTTACTGTTGTGGTCGTGAAATCGCTCACTGTGGTCGAGTGAACCGCCGTTGCTGAAGGTACTCCAAGTCCGCTAGTTGAGATTGAATTACTTACTGTTGGAATGGCCGTACCGGTTGCTACCTTCCAGAACTTCACTCGCAGTGTCGTGTCCGTCGCATCGACCAGCAGATTGTAGGCGCTGATCGTACAGGCAAACGGGACCGTGACGTAGGCCGTGTAGGAAGTGGTCAGCGCGGCTGAGTTTGTGGGATCGCCCAGAGTGAACGGGATGCCTCGCGCGCGGGTCGTGGCCGGTAGATCGGCCTGGGCAATTGAAGCACACGTGCCCCGCGCCGACGTGTCGATAGATCGTTCAAATTGATTTGTGCAGGTATTGCCTGGAGTGTTGCCGTTGACTTTCACTACGGTTACCGCGTTGCTGCCTGACGTGGTAGCGTCTCCGCTCAGTTCTGCTCCCGTAGCTGTCTGCGTGGAGCCTGCGACGCGCAGCAAGCCCGCTGAAGGGTTAACGGTGGCAACTAGACAAGTCGGACAGGCGAACGTCTGGACATTTGCGGCTTCAGTTAAGGTAATAGGAGCCGTGACCGCGAAAGGAGCATTGGCGACATAGTTATTGCCTCCCGTAGCCGTGTCGGATTCAATCGTGGTGCATTGATACTGCGGGAGGCTAATATTCGAGGAGCCACCGTTGATCGTCGCTGTGCCCCGCGCAATGGTCAGTGCCGTGGAATTGATGTTACATACTCCTACGATCCAGGGCATGGTCGGCACGGTCGAAAGCAGGGTGTAGGTTTTGTTCGTCCCGTTGAAGTAGATTACGGTTCCGCTGTCTCCTGAAACCGCGCTGTAGTCAACTGTTTTGCTAACGACCGTGCCGCCTGAAGTGCCCCCGCCTGTATATTGCGGGATGTTGAGCGTGTTGGTGCTTTGCGTATACGTCGATGCGCCGCTGCTCCCCGTCGTGGTCAGGGTTAAAGGAATCTTAGTGGCATTTGTCAGATCCAGAGCCGATGGAATACCCAAGTTTGGGGTCGTCATCGCGCAATTGGTGGTCATGCAAAAACTTCCGGTCCCGCTGATTCCGGTCCAGGCCCAAGTAGCTTTATTTGAGGACGGAGCTCCGAAGAGCATCACATTGTTCGCGCTCGGAACGGAATTGGGAGATTCCAGACGAACTGAGGTCGTCATGGTTGCAGGAGCCCCGAATCCAAAACTATTCGCGGGTACGGTCACTGAAGTACCGGCTCCCATGTCAATCGCCCCAGCGTTGCCACTTCCCACACCGCTCGAAATCGTCCCCGGAGTAGACACATTTCCGCTCGTATCTAGCGTTGTAGTGGCCGATGGCGTTTGAATCGCCGTCCCGCCGCCGCCCGTGGTAATCGCCGTGCTCGTTACGCTGCCCGCTCCGACAACCGTTACCGTTCCGGTTCCGGTCACTGTTTGAAATGTCGGATCAGCCGAGGCTCCATTGCTGGTCAAGACTTGGCCCGAAGTTCCCGCCGCTGTAGAGGTGGGAGCTGTCCCGGCCCCTCCGCCGATAACAACTCCGTGTGCGGTGAGTGCCGCCGAGGAAGCCCATGCGGCCCCACTAGAAAAGTAAGGGATACCTCCGCTGGTTCCGGCCACTGTGAAAGCGGGGGTCGAGGTAGGCGTTGCGATGGAAATTAAGCCACCGGTGAAACCCACGCTGGTTACCGTACCGGAGCCGCCGCCTGAATATTGCGGAATGTTCAGTGTGCTGGTGGCTTGCGTATAAGTTGCAGCTCCACTCGTCCCGGTCGTAGTGAGCGTAATTGGAATATTTGTTAAATTTGTCGCATTGCCGCTCGTGGGGGTTCCTAGGATCGGAGCAATCAGCGTCGGCGTGTCATTGAACATCACCGAACCAGTTCCGGTCTTGGTGGTCATCGTCGCAAGGAGATTGGCGCTCGTCGGAGTTGTGAGGAATGTCGCTATTCCGGTTGCCGGGGTCGTTGTCGCAAGCGCTGTCAGGCCGAGGTTCGTTCGAGCTGTGCTCGCAGTAACGTCAGAAAGGTTATTCGCCGTGAGCAAATTCAGAGAGGCCGCGCCAGTTAGTGAGGCCGTGATCGTTGTTCCGGAGATTACTGGCGTGGCAGGTTGACATGTACCTGTCGACGCCCCGGCCACAAGGATCTGGTTCGGGCCAGCGGTAGGGATGCAGCCAGTTCCGGAGATGGTTGTAGTTCCTCCGCTGCCGCCCCCGCCCAGCGGCTTCTGGGCGAATACACTCCCGGCTAACAACAGAACCGTAAGCGCTATCTTGAGCATGGCTAGTTCTCCTTCCAGGCCATTACAACTTTCACGTCTCCACTAAGGGCCGTTATGCGGATCGTGAAATTGGTAGCCGTTCCGTTGCCGTGGAGCGTCTTATCTTCGAGATTGAATGACTGAAGACCACCGCCGACATTTCCGTAATGCCCAAGGACGGTTCCGCTTCCGACGTCGCTCGCTGTAAACACTGTGGCTGTCGCCGCGCGAGCATCCGGATTGATTTTGTTGACGGTCGCCGCAGTGTTAGCTGCCGCCGTCCCGTCCCGCTCCATCGTGTAGTAGCACGTGACGGAGCAGAAGACCGACGCCCACACGAGTTGTACATTACGGCTTCCGGTCGCGGGCTGCTGGACCGTCACGATTCCGGCCGTGGCTGACAGCGTGGCGCTGTAGGTGACCGTGTACTGCGCTCCTGGCGCTGGCTCGTCGGCAACGATACCGACACAGCAGATTACAAGTAGGGCTATCAGCCTTTTCATTGGTTGGTCTCCTGAAACTGTTGAGTTGAGTTAAATCTTGGGCGTGCGAAATAGCTTAGTGAGCCCGTTTAGGCTGGGCTTCGGAGCGCCCTCTACTACTTCGTGAAACTTGCCGAACCGGAGCGCTCTACGGATCCCGCGCGCCCGGATCTTCTTGGGGTCATACAGAACCGTGCCGTGCTCCGTGTTGATAGTGCGAAGGTGCTGCGGGATCGCCTCAGAGCTATCGAGGATGGCCGCTTTTGATTTTCCGGTCGTGACGGACTCCATGCGCCCCTTGGCTTGTGCGGCAAGAAAGTGCTCGGGCTGAATCTTCCAATCGGTTACTGGATCCGCCATCCTTGAGCCTCCAGTTTTGCTTGGGCGTCTTGCGGGGTCATTCCCTGCGCCGCGGCGAAGTCATTCAGTTGAGACGCGGGGAAGGTGCGCTGCTGGGATGCGGCTCCTATGCCAGTTGTCGTGGCCGCTCCCGGTAGGCTAGTAGTCGTCGCCGTGAAACTCTTGCCGATTCCTGGCGTGAATAACAGATTTGCAGCCGCGCGAGCAGTTGCCATTTCTGTGGCAACCGCCCCCACCGCTAGCGGGTTACCCGTGAGAGCGGAGAAGAGCGCGGCCCCGGCAGCACCGTAAGGCCCCAAGGCAGCAATCATTTTAGCGGTTCCGGATGGGTTTTTATCGGTCGTAAGCGCCTTCGCTGCCAGCATAAATTGATCGATGTCATTAGCCTGCTTGCCAAACATCAACGCCTTCGTTTCTGGCCCCAGCCTGTCCCATGCTTGAAGCATCCCGGGGGCTCGCTTGAATCCGCCTTCCTTGGTCGCCTTGTTCAGTAGATCTTCTATAAATACTCTTCCGACTGTGCTTAGTTCTTTCGGTGCTACCTTGCTCAGATCCTTCAGTGTATTGACAACGCGATCGCCTCCGCGCGTTAGGTTGTCGAACAGAACACCCGGCTCCTGGTTGACATTATTGATGTCGTCCAGCAGGTCCGCCGTGGAATAATATGCCCGGACTGTATTCCGTGCGGACTTTAGAGTTGCCGGTATAGTGGGGTCGGCCTTAGCTAACGCTTGAGTTAACTGTTGTTCTCCACCTGTGATGATTTTCCGAGCCAACGCCTGCGATTGATTAGTAAGATAGGGGCTCGCTCCATCACGAGAAATAGCCTTAACCGCTCCAAGGAACTTGTCGAAGTCCATCGCGCTCATTTGAGAATCCTTGGAGCCCATGAGGTCCTTGAGCGCGGAGTAGGCTGGCGAGGAAGCCTTTCGAGCTTCCGGCATGAGTCTGTTGATGTCGTCCCAGATGGGCTGAAGTTGTGCGCGCTGCACGTTCAGATCAATTGGACTGTCCAGTACTTGCATCACTGGCGTGGTTAGAGGCTGCCCGTTGGGCCCGACTACCGGACTCGTTTGAGTCCCCACTTGGACTGACTGTTGGTTCTTTGCGGCGCCAGCCCTTACTTGATCATATAGGTTGTCGCTTTGACTTTTGATGCGAGCTATCCGCTGCTGCAGTCTTTGATTGATTGCTTGTGCTGCGCCATATTCATTCGTCGTAGTGGGGGAGACTTGCTGCGCGATCCTATCGCCCGTTTTAGCGATTGCATCTTGCTGATTGCGGTAGAACGTCTGAGCCTTGGTGGATGCCCCAGGTGCGTTTTCAAGTCCTTGTTCTACTCGTTGAATTCCAGCTTGTCCAGAGCGCTGGCCGACCGACATCGGAATCTTTTGGTTCTCCGCCCATTGCAATGCAGATTCCTGAACTGGATTGTTAACATTAGGCGCAATCATGCCCCTGAGTCGCGTTGGAACGTTCAGCATCCCCTCTGCCAACTTCGGACCCTTCGAGCCGAGCAGGAAATTACCAACCATGCTGGCGACAGTCCCGACAGACCCGCCTGGATCGCCGGAGATGGCCTGGGTAACGGCCTCATTGTAAGGGGCTCCGACGCCAGGGACGGCGCTCGTTAAGAAACCAGGGAGTCTCGCCAGTGCCTCTCCATATCGCCCTTCCTTGGCCGCAGTTCCGACTTGGCCACCAATGTCAGCCATGCCCTGAAGATAAGACTTGCCGGTTTTTACTGGATTCGTGGAAACTAGATCTAGCATCCCCTGCCCGGCTCGTGTTGCATCTTCCGTTCCGGGGATAAATGGCGCGACACCTTTGTGCCAAAAGTTGGATGCGGCGCTTGACAGTTGGTCTCCAGTTTTACCGGCGAGGCGGCTAAGGAAGCTTCTGCCGCCCTCCGATTGCCCCGTTTCCTCAACCGAATATCCGGCTGGTGGCGGCGGAAGCGAATCCAGTTCGTAACCAGGGGGAGGCGGAGGCAGATCGGCCACTATTGAACCCTCTGTCCGTTTTGCATGTCGTACCAGCCACCATCAGCCTTCTGACCGATTTTGTGTCCGCCCTTGCCGACAGCGGTACGCACATATCCTGCGCTTTGAGCAGGCGGGGTCGCTGCTGGCGTCGCCGCGTTTTCCATGTAGGTTCCGCGCGTCAGAGCCTTTCGACGGAAACCGAGCAATTGCTGTACATCGGAAAGCCCCGCCGCGATTGCCCCAGGGGAATCCGTAGATTTAATTATCTGAGCAGCCTGACTGAGTTTCGCGTCGCTTGTCCCATTACCCGTTCCTCCGCCCTGTAGAATTTTGGCTATCTCGTCAGCTACCAGAAGGGCGTCCGTTTGGAATTTCTTCAGTTTTTGATCGTTTAACTGATCCTTGCCCATGTTCGCCAAGCCGTTAACGAAACGGACGTTGCCGTTCGCTAATTCATTGGCTCTCTGTATCACAAGTGGAATGGATTCATTGACGCTGTCCATGTAGCGAACGGTGTTCTGGAATTGCGGGCTCTTCACGAGACCATATTCAGCAGCCGAGCGTTCGAAGTCGAATTCTGGATCAAGCTTCTTTGCTGCGCCGTACACCATTCGTTTGAAGTTTTGACCAGCGGCACCAAAGCCGCCGAACATGGAAGATAGTTGCTCCGGAGCAATGCGATGGGCCACAAGATCCTGAGCTACTTGCTGTGCTTGATCTTGCGTGGGTTGCTGTTGCAGTTGCAGTTGCTTTAGAGAATCGGAAAGTGCCCTGCTTGCATCTGCCGCCGCCTTCGCCTCGGGGTCCTGCTTAAACTCCCTGAAGGCCTGGATTTTTTCTCCGGGAAGCAGGTCAGATACTTTCTTGCCGTGCGAGGAGGCCCAAGCGGGCAGGAAGAAACTATCGAACTCGCCGGTGGGCGGCTTTTCCTCCTGTTTTATAAGCCCCATGTACTGAGTGAACTCAGTGGGATTTATTTTCGCGCCAAGCGGCAATCCGAACTTATCAGCCAAGTCTTTCCCGACCGTCGGCCAGTTCGCCTGATCCGCCGTTTTCTTCAGATTCAGCAAGGTTGCCGCGGTCGGGGCACTCCGCACGATTCCGGGCTGGTCGCTCGGCAGGGCCGGTTCGAACTGATAACCCTCCTTGGGAGGCGTTAGGACGGTCAAGGGCGGGCGCAAGGTCGGGGTGACGGGAAGACCCGCGGCGGAGTCAGCGGGGCCGCTGGGCGTCGGCAATTGCAGCGGGGTTGCCATGATTTCGGTGTTCTTGGGAACGAACTCCCCGCCGCGCCCGACGAAGGCTCCGGTTTGGGTCGCCTGATTCTGCTGTTCCTCAAGATCCGCGCGCCTGGACGCCGCCTGTTCCATGGCCCGCTGGTGCGCCGCGTTGTCTTCCTCGACCTTCATCTGGCGGAGGAAGTTCTGCTGTGCCAGCGCATCCTTGTTCTGAGCCAGCATGTCCATCAAGTGCTGTCGGCGTAGCTGCTCTGCCGCGATATCGCGCTGCTGGGACATCTGCCCCGAGTTCTGGAGGGCGCGAAATACATCGGTCGGCCCACCGAACGCGACATTCGGCGTAGCCGCTGCATCGATCCCGCCACGCACCATATTGGGCAAGGTCGCGAGTAGCCGTTGGAGGAACGATGGCTGCGGAGGGCCGTACTGCGGGAAATTAAGGTCTGGCATCGTGGTCCTTAGCTGAACGTATAATTGCCGCCATAGCCGCTGAACGGCGTCGATGCGCCCGAGTAGGCCCCGCCGCCCATGTAGCCGTTGCTGTTGGTCTTGAACAGATTCCCAATGCTGCCCATCAGTCCGCCGTAGGGATTCTGCTGCGATTGGGATTGTGGGGTTCCGGCGTAGGCATTGTAGCCTCCAGCCGGAGCATTGAGTCCAGCGGCCCCCATAATTCCACTCGTTAGAGCAGTACCGGCTCCGGGGGCGAACATATTCAGGGCGCCCCCTGCCAAACCGGCCAACATCTTGGTTCCCCACCCGGCATTGGCTCCCTCGATACCGAGATTTTCGCCGAAACCGCTGGAGGCATCACGCGCGAATCCCTGTCCGCTATTCAGAGCAGCCTGCCCTTGATTCGTAAGCGTGGTCCCGAGTTGCCCGAGCGAGCCAGCGGCATTGTTCCTTTGCTGCAATCCCAGTCCGAGCCCTTGTGTGCCCGCGTTGAACCGCTGGTTTTGCAGTCCGATGTTCTGTAGGTTCGCGTTATTGTACAGGTCGGCCAACTGCTGCGCGAGTTGCTGGTCCTGAATGCTCATGTTGCGCCCGCCCGTGGCGATGCCAGAGTTGATACCGGCGTTGTTGTTCGTGTTATCCATCGTCAGGCTGCCCTGCGTCAGCCCGAGCTGGCGGGTGATGTCGGTTTGCGCCTTCGTTAGGGCGTTCTGATCGTTCATCCCGCCGAGCACCATGGAGTTTAGCTGGTTGATGTAGTTCCCCTGATTGGCGGCCATTGTGTCGTCCATCGAGTGGCCACGGGCGACGTCGACGCTTTGCAGGATGCCAGAAGCCTCGGGAGAGTTTGGATCGATTCCCGACGCTCGGAGCCTACGTTGCGATGCGGCCATGGCGGGCGCGAAAGACCGCGCTGCCGCTGCCGCCGCTAGATCGCCCGTGGGCAGAAGGCGCTGGACGTTCTTCGTCGCGTCTGAGTACGCATTTTGCGAAAGCTGGCGCATCCCGCCGTAATCGCGATTGGTATTGTCGCGCGCTCCAGTGATGGTTCCGTTTAGTTGAGAGAGATAGTCGGCATTCCTTTGGTCATTGATCTTTTGGAGCGCGGAGGTCGTATCCGCGCCGCTGATCGGAGTCGGTAGACCGTTGAGTCGCGCCATGCGATCGGTATTGGCCGCATCCACTCCCGGCATTGCTTGATTGCCGTACTGGGTGATCTGGTCGGGGCTGAAGAACCCGCCGTTCGGATCATTCAGGATGCTATTCAGGTAATCGACATACTGCTGCGTGTATCCCGCGCCCTGCTGCTGCTGACCAGCGCCCTGCTTAAAGGCGTTGTTCATCTGGTCCTGGAGAATGTAGGGGATGTTCTCCAACTGACCGCGCGAGTTTTTGCCTTGGCTTGATAGTCCGAAGAAAGACATAGTGGGCTCCTTAGTGCGCTCCGACCGCAAGGCCGTGATTGAAATCAATGTTGGGAGTGACCGCAGTATTTACGGTGGTCGTACCGCCAGCACCAATACCGCCAGCCAACATTCCCTCAATCGCCGTAATGCGAGATGCCAGACTTGCTAGATCGCTAACCAGACTGGTAACATCAGATTCCGTCAAAACGCGAGGATCAAATGCCGATCCGTTCCATCTAGCGAAGTCACCAGCGGAAAATCCGGTGGCCTTGATATTGTTCGAACTAGCTACGTCCACTTTGTCTGAAAATACGTTATGGAGTGAATCGGAAAATAGAGGTTGCCCCGCCCCTATTCCGCTGCCAGCCAACTTCAGGAATCCATTGATGGTCGCGTTGGCGTCAAAGGTTGCGTTTCCGGCCGCCTCGAACGTGGTCCCGATTTTAGCGGAGGTGCTTACTTCCAGACCTAAACTTCCGGTAGGTGCCATACCAATCCCTACACGGAACGCTGTCTGAATGGCTGTTGGATCTCCCATAACGGAAGTGAACGGAAAAGTGGGAAGAACGGAAGGACTGCCCACGATTCGGACTGTTCCGGTTGCGTCCTGGTAGAGATCGTTTGCAACTAAGCCCCCGGTAATCGCTGCGGCATTGCTCGGATAATAAGGGAGGCCAATCCAGAACATCCCGCCGCTCGGCTGAAACTGCACCCGCGAACCCGGTCCGCAAACGTCGCACGCCGTAGCATTCGGATCTACCAACAGATTGTTAATAGCGTTCTTGGCATCGTACAAAAACAGTCCGTCGGGCGTCCCACTGGTATCTTCAAACTTCCCAAGTGACCATTTAAGGGTTCCGCTGGTGATGGGATTTCCTTCGAACAATCCGAAAGCCGCCTGATGATGAACGCTCCCGTTGCCGACAACAATGGCGGCAGTGGAACTTGAAGACGGGCCCGTTGATGCCGCAATCAGATTGGCGGCTCCAGGGTCGGTTACAGTAACGGCGCTGGAAAAGCCCATAGGCGCTCCGCCGTATCCAGAGTGCATTGAGTTCGTGTAATTCGTGCCCGTGGAACGATCAATTGAATTGAAAAACTTCGCCGCGGCGGACACGTTAAACTGATACGTGCCATGCTGGATATACGCCTGTACACCGTCGATCATCGCCACGCCGCTGGTTCCAGACTCGGCGAAGATATATCCGGTCGCCGTCGCCTGTTTGTCCCAAATGGACAGGTTGGAAGCGTCGACGTTGGTGTTGTTCGTAAACGTCATCGCGTGATTTCCCACGTAGCTGACCGAGTCCGTGTCCGCATTGACGACCGTTATCCTGGAGGCGTAGGCGTTGGTGATGCTGTCATATGCCAGCCCCCAGCCAGCGCAATTCTCGCCGTGGAGGTTCTGGCCGACTACGGTTGTCGCTGCCTGGAAGAAAAAGCAGTGACCAGCTCCGTCGGCGTTCATCGGGTATCCCGTATTGGAGACGTCGATGTTAGAGAACCGCACAAAGGGCGCGATGGGCGGCGTCTCCATGAAGGTCTCCATGATGATTCCGCTGCCTCCGGTTCGCTCGATGGTGATATTTGAAAACACCGCAGTATCCGTGGCGTTGAAGAAGTCGATTCCCCGAGAGCCGCAGTTGCAGATTCCACCAGTTCTGAAATTCACATCGCGGATGGCTCCATTGGAGATCGATCCGGAAAATGGGTAGAGAAGGAATCCGGGGTAGCTGATGAGCAGTCCTCCCGTCGATGGATGGTCACAGGTAAATCCGTCAATGACGGTATTTTGCTGTGAATCCGAGATGCAGGAGCCGAGCGAGTAGTAGGAATTTAGGTTGCTCGCCGTCATTCCTGTATCGGGCCAGCGATCCGTCGAGTATTGGAAGCCAAACGAATCGTCTCCGTTATTTTCGGCGTAAACATTCGATACCACTGCATTCGAGCAATTCTGGACGTTTAGCCCGTCGCGCGATGTGTTTGTGATTCTCGCCCCAATCACTTGTGGATGGACGCAATGGAGATCCTGTTCGGCGACAAGCCCACAACTCCCGGGGTCCATGCTGGTTCCCGCGCAACCGCCAATGAACAACATGCCGATTCCATAGCCATTGTTGACGGTGAAGTTTTTAAGGGTGGTGTTCTGGGTTCCGTAGAAAGCCCAACCCCAGCAGTTCCCGGCTCCGGCGTGATCCGGGCATTGATCGGTCGGCTCAGTTGCGCCGTAGGTGTAAGACAGGTTTTCGAGGACCTGGTTTGACCCTCCCGTGAAATAAAAGCATCCCTGGTGCGGATTGTCACATAAAATATGGGAGTTTCCCTCGAAGTGCATGGATCCGGTCCAGTTCGTGAAACTAAGAGGGTCTGGATTGTTATGTACCTTGTACGTGCCCTCTGGAAAAATCAGAGCGCGGTTCGAATTGATCGCGGCGGTGATGGCGGCCGTATCGTCGGTAGTCCCGTCACCGGCTGCGTAGTACGGGTAGTTTTTGACGTTCCATGCATCGGCCCAAGAGAATACCCCGATTGGTCCAGTGTTCGTCTTGTTTTGGGTGCGGATCTCTCCCGGCAGTGAGTTATTCGCGCGCGGGAGAACCGTCACGGGGGATGTTAGCCGTTCCTGAGCGTCGCACGCAGCGGCAACTAGACACAGGATTATTAGAAACTTCATGAGGGCTCTCCAGTAACAGAAGCAGGGCCAACATAGAACCACTTGATAATCGAATCCAAAGGATCGCGACGGCCGATGAATGTGAACACTGTCCACGTATTAGCCGTTGAATCCAATTCTGTTGGTGCCCACTTTGCACTCGCGCCCCAAGCCAGCGCTGCAGTTGGCCCATCAGCTTTAACGAAAACGTAGAGCGTTCCGCTAGGAGTAGGAGTAGGAAGGACAATAGTGGTAGTGGTTCCGGACGTAAGTGCGAAATCTATCGTTCCGCTGGTGCCGCCACCCCCGCCGCTGGTCGCGGTGCCAGAGATTGCCAGCTCATACGATTCAGAAAGGCTACGGTCGTCAAAGGACGTTAAGAACGCCTTATCTTCGGTAAACCCAACTAGTTGTGTTTGCCCAACCGGCACCTTCGCGAAAAGGGTTCCGGCCCTAAGATACACCTTGTAGTGCGTGATGTTGTCGGTTTGCTTCGGCTCTTCCCAGGTCAGAACTCCCCCCATTAGGGATGCTGGCTTTGGAGGCAACGGACGAAGGCCGAGCATCACCGAATCGCGACTGAGGCGCGTCCGGTTGAGCCGGTCAAGTACTTGATCTGGATACGCCGGTCTCATGGACGGTTGCCGCTGAGGTTCTCGGTGGGCGCGATCTCAAAGATAGTCCCGAATGCGCTCGGTACAAGCTCGCCATCGTAGGACGCGGCCTCGGGATATGTCTGGAATTGAACGCCATCCCCACCGTGGCCCGCCAACTGAATCCGCAGCTTCAGCCAGAAGAAATTCCCGGTGCGGAATCGCGCCTTGTAATTGTCGTCCGTGGTAGATTGGTTCGATTTCGTTAGAGCTACCGACGTTGCGGCATTAGTGAGGTCCACGTAATAGCTGAAGGTGATCGGGCTCGCGCCCAACTCTGCCGAAGTCGCCCCGTCTCCCGTCACATCCATGTCGGTGAACTTCTTGCGGTCGCGTGGCTCACCGAAACACATCCACTGGGTGATGTAATCCCCATTGATCTCGGTGAACACACCGGACGACAACTGATCGCGCGTGTAGATCAGCTTGGTAATCGGATCTGCTTCCTGCGTGTAGATATGCTGTCCAGCCATGAAGTGCCCGCGCAGACCGGAAGACGTAAACATGGTCTTCGCAGCGGTTACCAGGGGCCCGCTCTTCTCATACGCCATGCCGCCCAGCGCGAAGTCGTACACCACCGAACTTCCGTCGGCGCGCCAGACTTCGTAATAATCAATCAGGCTATGCGGATCCCACAGATAATCCGCGCACGCTCCTGTCGGGCCGTAGCTTAGCGGAGAACTCAGAAGCTCGTCGAATCCCTCGCTCAGTTTCTTGAGCTCGAATGTTGTCGCGTCGAGCAAAACAAGTTGCTGCTTCTGTGTCAGCCACATTGGGCCGCGAGGCGTGGGGACGTAGCTATTCATGTTCGCCGCGCCGTCGTGATCGCTGACCGTGACCCACTGATGCAGACCGTCAGCCGCTTCGTATAACAGGAATGTGCCGTTCGCCGTGACTACCAGCACTTGATTCCCGCCCGGTGCGGAATCGAGAATTGTCGGCGTCTCTGCGTTAGGGGTGAACTTGCGATTGCGGATCGGCCAGGATTCCTCAGGAACGCCAACGAAGTCATTCTGCGTCGAATCGTCGGCACCGGCACTCCAACATACGGCCCCGATTTCATTCAGCGTCTCCGTATAGGTGAAGTCCTTGTAGTAGTTCCCGCCAGAATCTGGCAGGACAACCGCCGAACCAGTTCCTCCACCGCCTAGGACCCCATATACGCGCCCGTTCGCGTAGGCGATGATACTCATGGGCCGGGGCGGATAGTTCTCGATGGGACGCTCTTGCGTGAGATCAAGCACGAATCCCTGAGGCACGAGCGTTGACAGCGAAAGGTTGGTGGTCGTGGACCCAATGGCGACCATGTAGGGAGCTGTTAGCGCGGTATTTAGGATCTGGTACGCCGTTTGGCCGCCATCGATTGTCGCAAAGAAGACGTAATAGAGCTCGCCCTGCTCCGTGGAGTTGTTATATGCCGGTACGAGGTTATCGAGTGCCGAAACGGAGATCGTTCCCGTTCCGGGCGTCGAGAGCGTTCCCGCATAGACGCCATTCGATGTATGCTGCGTCGTGGAATTGAAAAGGGCCACATAGATTGAAACAAAATCGGTGATTGTGTTGTGCCCGGACCCCGCCGTGAACGAGGCCACTGGAGTGCTTCCGGAAGGGCAGAAGGCATCGAGGCCGACGTAGCGGACGGTAGTGCCATCCCATGATGAGAACGCCGGAAGCGAGTTCGTGGAGCGTGATCCCTTGCCGTTATACATGAAGCACTTGCTGCGGACGCTGGCGATCGCAGAGCGGGTTTGCGGAGCCCCGGTGACGGTCAGGATGTCGGTCAGCGAGCCGGTGTTGAACAGCTTCCATTTCGTGGCGGAGCCGTCGTAATGCAGGGCGATGTCGTAAATCGCTCCCGCTTGCGATACCTTTCTAAACTCGTGGAACTGGACGACATTCGATCCGTTCGCTCCCGTGTAATTGATATTTCGGCCGCCGCGGAGTCTGAGATACGGTTTCCCTCCGGCGACGGCAGGCGGCATGATGCGAAAGTTGCGGCATCGAACGGAGGAAGCTATCGGACGGTCAAGCGCCTGCCCCTTCGTCCATACCCCTCCGAAGGGTATCGGCTTCGGTGGATCTTGTTGGGCCATTAGTTGACGAAGTTGGCGAAGTTGCGCTGCGCCAGGTCTTTCATCCCGGTAGCACGCTGGACCCACTCGCGATACTGAGCATCCGCCACGCCGAAACGCTTGTCGTTCTGCCCGTAGCGATCAAGCAGGATCGCGCGACGCAGGGCCTTTATGAGCGCCGGCTGAAGCATCTCGGGAACCCATTGACCCATATCCACCGAGCTCGTGTAATCGGCGAAAACCGGACTCTTGAGGTACACGTAATATGCTGTATACGCCGCATCCGTGGGAGCCTGGAACTTGATTGCGCGAAGGGTCGCGCCGCTCGCTCGCGGAACGATGTAGAACGCTGTCGGCCTCGTTGCGGTGGTGGCATATTCTGCCTGAAGGACAAGATTCGTGTCTTCGCCGATATATTTCAGGCTGTCGGTATCGCTCAACGTCACGGATCCAGAAGGGGGAACCTTAATGTCCTGCATCTGCCCGAAATCGTTGGGCAAATCGTACTGGCGAGTCGGAGCCGTGATCGCAAGCGTGGCATTCACCCGCCGCCACCGCGTATCGCCCACGTCGGCGAAGAACTCCATGATGACCTCTGTGCGAAGCAGCGTCTTAATGTCGAGATCCCCCGCAACTCCGTCCGCGTTAGCGAGCGTCTCAATTTGAACGCTGGTCATGCGACTGCGGCCTCCCGGTCCTCGGAAACGCGCGCCAGCACGTCTTCCGCCGACTTATCATCGAGATTCGCCGGTGAATACGGGAACCAGCCGATATGCGCCACGGTCGTAGCGGAATCGAGCGCCACAGATACTCCCATGCGGAGCAGGTTGCGGCAAAATGTGGCATCCTCGCCGATTTGCCACTGGTTCTCGATGATGGCGAAATCGAAGGCGCGATGATGACCGTCTTTCTTGTAGTGCGCCCGCCGAAGCGCCGACTTGTAGGCGCGTTCCTTTTCCCGCTGTTCCGCCCGAACGTGCATCCGGTCGAACGCCTTGCGGTTGTCCGCAAGCCAGTCCTGGGCGTCCAAGTACCACTCGATCGCGCGGTCGATCACCTCCTTCTTTAGCAAAAGGAAGGCCGTGCCCACCATGAAGTCGCCCTTCAGTAGTGCCCCTGGCCTGATTCGCTCCAATTGCCAGAACACATCGTTCTCCCGGTCATACCGTTGCGCTGCAATGCGAACCGGGAACTCCTCGCGGGTGGTGCAAAATGCCGATACTGCCGGGAGATCGTGCGCCATGAGCTTCACGAGAGCATCACGCCGCGGAGCCATATCATCGTCAACTAACAAGACGTAATCGGCATCCGCGCGGAGCCCGTTAATCATCTTGTTACGCGACCAATGGATGATTGCGCTGCCCACGAGGCCAGGGGTATATACGTCATGCCCCTGCGCCTTGGTGTAGTTCAGCATGTCGTTGATGCAGGCGTACGCCTGGGCGTTCACTCCGCGGTATGTCAGGACTGCTACGTCGACTATCACGAGCTTGATTTTGTGGGCGGCTGGACCGGCTTGTTTTGCGATGCGACTTGCGCCTTGAGATCCGCGATCAGGCGATTCTGCTCTTCGATGGTGCGCTCACGCTGAGAAATCTTCGCTTCTGCGGGAGTTGACATCTCGCGATACTGCTCGACGGTGAAAACGTCACCCACTTCCTCGACGCGTTTATCAAGAAACGCGATCAAGACAGGATCGCTTGTCGTGAACTGCCCCCATTTGTCCGTATGGGTCCCGCCGCCGTTGATGCGCGGGGAAAATTCGATGAGCTTCTCGCCGTGCTTGCGGAGCATGCCATCCACCATTTCGATCTTCGGTTTGATGGCGGATATCGTGAGGCCGGAGGACTTCGCGTAGTACGTCCTCGGCTGCGTTTCAGTTGCTTGCATTTGTTTCTCCTTGAGGGAACCCGGAGAGCCGAAGCCCTCCGGGATGTTGAAGGTATACGAACTATCGACTACGAAGCCTTACGCCTCATAATCTGTGACGTCATAAAGCTTTGCGAAGCGTTTTTCTTGTTCAATTTTTAGGCCGAGCTCCGAAAGATACTCGGAGATCATGCCGTCGCGGCCGTCCTTGATCGAGTTCTCGATCAGGTGGGTTTGGCCGCTAGGCAGGGGTCCGCCCGCCTTGATGTTGAACATTTCGAGCGAGTCCATGTCGAGCGAGAATGCCCATCCGGAGAATCCGTTCTTGCCGGAAACGCCGTCTTCGAGCATCCAGTCGCGAACTAGCATCCAGACGCCGTGGCCCATCTGGATCTTCTGGATGTTGACGCCGAACACGGTCTCGGCGGCCTGGATCTGCATGTGGGAATTGCCCCACTCGTGGATGGCCGAGATGACGCGCGGAGCTGCCAGCAGCATCCGGTTCTTGGACGAACCGTAGCGGAAGGCCGAAGCCGAGAAGGTCTCGAACGTCTTGCGGGTCAGCATGCCGCTCGCGTCGGTGACGTTGGTGGTGACAACCGAATTGAGGCCCATCGTGGTACGAACCGGATTAGAGTTCGGGCCGCCGGTGAGGGATTCGGTTGCCGTGCCGAACAGGAACGAGGCGTTGATCTGCTGCTTGTGCTCGATGAGTTTCTTGGCCTGCTCGCGCTCGTACTCGCCGTTCGGAGCCGCGTAGGTCTTCGAGGCCATGGCGGTACGGGAGAAGCTCCAGGAATTGCGGAAGATTTCCGTGTAGGAGATCTTGGCGGACGGCGCCGTGCTCTTGCTGGTGGGCGTGACCGCGTTTTCCTCGTATGCCGTGCCGATGATCCGAAGCGCGGCGCCATTGTTGATGGTCTGCGCCGAAGATCCGCGAACGACGGTAAGCGTGTTGGTCGAAACCACCGTAACTCGGATGATTTCGGGAACGGTCGAGGAACTGGCCGATTGCGGAGCGATGAACAGATCGCCGGGAGCAAACAGCGTGCCGTCCGCGACGGTTACGCTGGTCGAGCCGGTTGCGCCATTCAGCGTTGCGCCGATAGTGGTCCAACGGGCGACAAAATCGTCCTCAAACCACTCACGCCGGGGAGCATCCACTTCCTGGGTGTTTTCGAGCTTGGTGAGAAAGGTTAAGATCGCCGCCTCGTTCGGTTCGAGCTCGGCCATCTTGTTGGCTACGTTCCGGACTAGTCTCGTCTCGGTAATAGCCTGGTTGGTTGTACGTGCGCCTGAATTTTGCGCCATAGAATTGTCTCCTGTTTAGCTGGTGGAGACTCGCGAAGAGCTACTTGAACAACTTGGAGAACTTAGATCCGCCGATCTGGTTCGCCAGGAAGTCATCGCCCTTGCTGCCCCCTCTGGAAGTGGCACCGGGTCCGGCATTGAGTGTTTGCCTAGTGCGGTCTTGCTGCCTCTTCTGCTCTATGGCTTGTCCAGCTTTTAGCAGGCGCTGTGCATTCTCGGGTTTGACGGATTGTCCTTGATGGATTCGCATGGCTTGGCGATAAATCGCCGTCATGGTGAGACGCAAGGCCGTCTCGGGGTCCTTGTGATCGCGCTTGATGCTGAGGATTTCGGGATGTCGCGCGAGAATCGCGTTCAGGGGAGTGTTGGGAAACTCTCCAATGTGTCCCGTATCGGGATCCTTGAACTTGATTACGCCCTGTCCGGGTTTCATCAAATCCCTGAGTCCCTTGAAGCCGCCAGTTTCCAAATCCGATACCGCGGCATCACGGGCTCGGTTGGATCGCGCTAAGGCGACAGTCTCGTTGATCGCGGGCATCACGTCGCCAAACTGGGATTGGAACTGCTGGCCCATCTGGTTCTGCACGATGCTGGAAAGAAGCGGCAAAATCTCCATCATTTGCCGGCGCCCTTGAGCTAGGCGAATCTCGGTCAGGTTTCGGAGGTCAGGCTGTCTCTGAGCCTCGATATCCTGCCCGATTCTGGATAGCTCCTCAAGCTCCGCTTTGTAAGCGTCTTCCCATCCCTGCCACTTCTGCCCTCGATCCTGAATCAGTGACCAGTTGTTTCCCTGCGCGGGCTGCTGGCGGTTCGGATCCTCGGTGCGCGGTCGTTCCTGCTGTGTCTGCGTCTGCGCAGTCTGTTCATCGTCCGGTTCGAATAAGCTACGCTCAAACTCCGTCAGTACCTCTTCGGGGTCGCCGTCCGTCTGGGCTGACTCGCGAAGCTTAATCTCGCGTCGCGCCATCCGCTCTGCCATCGCGCGGTCGGCAGGGTCCTCTAAATTGAGGCCCTCTTCGCCCGCCAAGCTGGTCAGTAAGGATTCATCGATCTGAGATTCTCCGGTGTTTCCTGTGTCCTGTGCGGATTGGGATTCACCTTCGCCGGCGTCCTGGACCTCGGTTGCCTGTTCCCCTGCCGGGGGAGTTGAGCTTTCCTGCGTTTCAGGAGTTTCGGCGGTGGTCTGTTCGGCTACTGCTTCCGTTGCGGGCATGGGGGTTGTTCACCCTTTCTCTTGTTAGGCGCTCCCTGTTCGGGTTACGCCTTTAAGCTCGGTCGGGAGCGCCTGAAGGATTTGCAGTTTCCCTTCATTGATGGCGGCTCGTACAATGTCGTTCGCGACGATCGCGCTTCGGATCTCCGCCACGGTAGAGCGGGATTGATCCTCGAAGAACCGTGTGAGCGCTTCGCGAAACGTCTCTTCGTTCCAAAGTGTCGCGATCGTGTTCCGGTCCTGATCGGTCATTGCGGAAGCGAACTAAATGGCTGCGGCTCTGGCGGAGCGGGCAAGTTCACCGGACCAGCCGGGGCTTGCGGTCCTGGAGGCATGCCGGGTACCTGCGCTTCTGGAGGCTCCGGCTGTGGCGAGATAATTCCCGCCTTGGAGAGAACTTGGACCTGCACGGCCGGCGGCTGATCTTCAAGCTTCATCGAAACTGACAGGTTCGTCTTGATCTCCTGCGGCGGAGGCGGGGGCGGCGGGGGCGGCATCCACTGTTGCCGGTCCTTGCCCTTGCCGAGCGCGTTCAACATCTCATCGCGCGCCTTTTCGACGTTGAACAGCCCTGGGGCCTGCGTCGCCATGCCGAAGAGCATCTGGGCGCGACTGAGCTTTGTATCGTCGTCATCGGAAAGCGTTGACCCTACCTCAACCTCGATGTCGCCGTCGTCTTGGAAGTCCTCTGGAGAAGCGTTGATGATCGCCTGCGATGGGTCCGTGGCATTCTCGGGGGCCGGGGCCGCGTACCCTCCGCCGAAGTTGCGCCGGTACTGATCGGAGTTGACCTGTACATCCTCGGTCAGTTCGCCGCGGTTCAGGAGGCGCATCATCTCCAGGTCATCCCGAAGCGCCGTGGTGAGCATGTCGACTTGCTCCCGGGTGAGAATATCCCCGTTGAAGGCCATGATTTTGGCGCCCGTAGCCGTGCGCGCCTGCTGGGGGTCGACGTTTGCCCCCATCGACATGTTGGTTTCGCCCGATGCGGTCTGAAAGGCGCGTGCGAGTGAGCTTTCATCGTTGTAGCTGGCCGATGCGGCCGCGAGCGCGGCCTGTTCGCCCATAACCCAGATCCCGCCGGGCCCTTTGGTCGTGTGAACGAGGCGGAATCCCTTCCCGCGCTTCATCAATTCTGGATTGTCGTACAGATTGCTGTCCGTCGTGCCTACAAGCGGCCGCAAAAGGTTGTAGATCAGGTCCTCGCGCTTGGAAACTTGGTTATTGTGGAGCTCGTTGAGCCCGCGAACCATGCGCGCCGTAGAATCTCCTATGCCGGAGAGCAGATCATCGATGAACTTGAGCTCCGTGAACGCGATTTTGCCTTCAAGGTCGTACGGATAGGGAATTGAGCCGATCCAGAAGCCGTTTTCGGCCACATATTCGATGCGTGGGCTGGATCCGCCGACGTGGCGCTCTACAAATGTCCACTCGGGCCCGACGGACTTGGCGTCCTCGGTCTGCAAGAGCGAAACATCCGTCCGATTCGCCGCCGAGAGCAGCCTCGTACGCAGATTTCCCGGAACACGACGCGTGTTGTTCTTCGTGCTGCCGTTCGGGAAGGCGATCAGCAACTCATCCGCGTTTTTGGCGATATCCGGATCTTCCTTGCCGTAGGCAGCGACGAACTTCTCTAGCCAATCCATGTTGCGGCGCCGTTCGACGCAGAACCACCGCGAGGATTCGAGATCCTGAAATGCCGGCTCGGGGTAGCAGTCCCCGATGAACAGGAAATCGGCCTTTGGCCCCTCGTAGTACTTGAAAAGGTACTGAATCGGGATCAGGCCACCCTTACCGACGTCCTCCATGAGCTTCGCACTCAACATCTGCGAGATGTTCGGATCGGATGACGCGTCAACGCCCTCGGGGATTCCGGCGGCGGTCATGTAGCCGGCGAGTTTCTCACCGTACTGCTCGAAGATTTGCTTCTGCCAGTTGGGATCGAGCCCTTTCACCCGGCGCTTGCGCTGCGTCTCTTCGATGCACCAGTACCACGCCTGCACGCTCCAGCCGAAGATGGCCGCCTGCAGGACGTGTTTCTTTTGAACCTTCTGCTTGCCGCCGCGATCCCACTGCCACATCAGCGTGCGGGTGATGCGGTCAGCGCGGTCCAAATCCTGCGAGATAAAACGGTGCGAGGGAGGCTGCGCCGTCACGCGAGCGACGAAACGGCGCACCAGCCCCCACGTGTCGGGCATCCCGATAGCGGTTTGCTCGGTGTCTTCCTTGGTCTTATCGTTCGGATCGAGGAACGGCAGCGCTTCACACTTGTAGTTCCGGAATGTGCGCTCCCACTCGTTCCAGTAATTGGCCTTGAGCCAATCCTGGCTCCGCCGGAGACAATCGATCACTTCGGATGACCGATTGTCCCGCGGTGGAGACAATGCCGATTTATCGAAAAACCCGACGTTTACCAAGGATTAGGTCCAGGTTCCTACCAATTGCGCCCTATATTTCCCGTCATCCCCCATGACAACGCGGGCCATGCCGATGCCGTTCTGCGAGCCGGCCGCCGTCAGCGTGGCCGCATTGTTGATGGAGGTCGCGGCGAGCACAAGCGTTTGCGCTGCGGACACAAAGAAGTCCGCCCACCAGCCGAGCGGCAAACCGTCGGGTAGCGTGATCGTTACCGATCCTGAAGCGCCGGCGTTGCTGAACGCCTTGCCGTCATCGGCCTGGACGACGGTGTATGCCGCAGTTTTGGCGGCGACTCCGGTTCCTTTGTATCGGTTTCCGTTGGATGCCCGACGATACCCGTCCGGGCAATCCCGCATTCTTACTCGTTCCATTGTTTTCTCCTTTGAAAAGTGTCAGGCCGCAGCCTGAGTGTGGGACCAGTTGTGCCTCTCCGATACCAGACGAGGCAAATAGGAAGCGTCGGACGTTGCGAGATATCTGAGCGTGTCGACCAGATGGCAGCGGAACTCGCTACGATCCTGCTTCAGTTCCCTCTCTTCGCTCAACCGCTTCATGATCTTGTAGCGATGCTGGCGCAGTTCAAGAATCAGCTCGGGGCAGTCTTCGGAAATGTGCAGGCGCGGCCAGATTCCCTTGGTGTCGTGCTTGCGCGGCTGGAGTAGCGTGCGAACTGCATCCTCGCCGGCGTCGTGATCCTTGCGCGGGTCCGAGAAATCCAGGCCGTAACGGTTGTAGCGAGTCGAGTAGGTTTCGTTCTCAACTTCCGAGGCGATGAAGCCCTTACCGGCCTGATCCATAAAGCGGTTGATAATGCGCTCCCCGCCCTTCATCCGGTAGACACCATACTCGCGGTCGGTTTCCGCGTGCCGCCACTCGATTTCGTTGCCTTCGAGCAGTTCCGCGATGGTCTGCACATATTCGCGGATGCTGTACTGGTTGTCCTGGTCCTCATCGCGCAAGCGCCCCTTGCGGCCGGAGATGATCGACGGCCACAGTTCGCGATAGACCCACCAGTCACTCCATGCGTCGATCAAAACCCACAGCGCCGCGTGCGGCGTGCGCGGGTGAGGATCGAGCGCCATATAGAGGCAGCCGCGCTTTGGAATGCTTTCACGTGGAACAACGTGGATCTTAGGATCGAACTCGGGATACACCGTCGCACCGGAGAGCGAGTAAGCCTTGCGCTTTACCTCACGCTGGAAATGCGCCTCGCTGGTGAAGCGATTCCGCAATTCTTGGATTTTCTCGGGATGATTGCGGAACTCGGGGTCCGCTTCAATATCGAGATCGATGAACGCGACGCCGTTCATAGTGCGGTAGAGCGCAAGGCCGTGGCAGGGACCGTTCATTCCAGCTCGCTCAGATTGCAGTGCTTGCCTATCTCGGACATCGGATAATCCGGCCACCGCGCCGGAAGGCTCGACTCAAACAGATCCGCAAACCAGCCCGGAAATGCCGAAGATACGCACCAGATTTTGAGGCAACGCGCCGCGATCGCCTCATTCAGAGACTCTTCGCCTTGCTCGATGATGGCCGACTCATCCTGAATGTAGATGGTGGGGTGCTCGGACTTGATCTTGCGCGGATCGCCAGGGATTCCAACGATCTCGCTGCCGTTCGACAGGCGAAAACGCTCATAGGGCTGATCTTTTAACGGTTTTGGCAGCGGCCATCGCTCGCGGAGGCGCGGAATTGAGTTTTCCCATAGGATTTTGCAGTTTTGGACGTCGTGCAGGGCGCGATCGTGATCCTGCGACTGGATAACCACCTTCGTTGCGGGGTGCGTAAACGCCGTCCACGCCGCGGCTGCCGAAACGCACCACGACATCATCATGGTTCGCGATTTGTACGTGTAAACCGTCGGCTCGTTGGGGTCGAGTAAGACTTTCAGGCATTCAAGCAGGTATCGTTTCTTCGGGAACGGCTTGTACGGATCGAGTTGGTTCTGCTCGTCCTTCGTTTTCGTGCACTCCGTCATCCAGTAAAAGGCGTCCTCCAGGGCTTTCCGCGCCATCGACTCCTGTATCAGAGCGTCGAGCGTTGCTTTGGTGTGCTCGTACGAGTTCGATAAATTCGGAGATTTTGCCGTGAAGCTCGGTGTCACTGAGTTGCTCTAGCTGGTGCGTGAATGTGCCGGTTATTTCGGACTTCGTTGGCGCATAGGCGCCGTGAACGGCGAGTGCTTCGTGGACCGCATCAAGTCGACTCGGCCAATCCGGGTGCTCGAACTTGGTGTAGCCATTCTCCGGGTCGCCCTTAACGATCAGCTTGGTCGCATTCAGCCCCGCGCGGAGCGTTTTCAGCGCCTCGGCCTGGGTTACGCCGTTGAGGTTCGCGATGCGCTGGGCGATCGACAGCGTCCGCTGGCCGGCGGCCACTTCTAGCTGATCGATCTGATTCGCGATGACCTTGCGGACGTTCTTCTCGGGCCATTGGAGTTTGAGCGCCTCGGCCGCGAACCATTCATCTACCTGAATCGGCTCTGGCTGATCCCGAGCGTAATCTTCGAGAACCCGCTGACGGTAGACCGCCTCGGTAGTCTTGTCCTGCTTCGCCACACGCTAGAATCCGGGGAATGTGCCAGTCGGAGCCGCTGCCGGTTGCGCCGGAGTTTGGCTCTGGCTTGGTCGTTGCCACGGGCGCTGTTGCGGCTGCTGCATCTGCTGGCGCTGCATCATGTGGCGGCCGACGATATCGTTCCACCCGCCGCCGTACCCACCACCGCCATATCCGCCCTGCCCCCCGCTGAAGCCGCCTTGACCCCACCCACCATTGCCGTAGCCGCCGGGTTGCATCTGGCGCATCCGGTTCATGAGGCTGCTTTGCTGAGTTCCGAACCCGGGGCGCTGTTGCTGGTACTGGTCATATCCCTGCATCGAATTTTGCACGGGCGCGGTTTGGTTCATCGTGGACGACCCACTGCTATCTGGCGCGCTTTGAATATACGACTGAGGACCAAAGTACCCAGCGCCGCCAGCGCTCATTCCGGGATCACTTTCACCGGGAAACCCTCCACCACCGTATCCGCCAGGTTGACCACCCGAGAAGCCGCCGCGCTGCTGACCCATCGCCTGAATCAGTTGCATGAGCATTTGCGGGTTCATGGTTGCATCATCCTCATCATCGACATGGACGGGCCAGCCGCGGGTTTTTTCTTTTTCTTGGGCGGTACGGCGGCCTTTTTCTTGAACAGGAACGGATTCGCTTTGCCGGTCGAATCGGTCTTGTCTTCGAGCATGTCCATCTTGGGGCTCACATTTCTAACCTGGCGGTTGGGGAAAGCCATTATTGAAGTGCCTCCATCATTTTGCTTGCGGCGCCCTTCTTCTTTTTGCGCTTGGCGACCACCGCGTTCGCCTCGCGAATAGCTTCGCCTTCGGGACGGCCTGACTTCAGGAGCCCATTGGCGACATGCGCCCATTGCCGTTGAGCGACGGGCGAGCTCGCCTTTTTCGTGTGGCCCTTGGCGTCACCGGGAACCCAGGGAGCCATTACAGTTCTCGCGATGCCGCCGCCTTCAGTCCATTCAGCGCTCCGATCGCATTCGGGAGAGCCGATCCGTGCAGAAAGATGCGTGCCTTATTGCGGTTAGCGATCTTTTCCTCACTGGGTTTTTCACCGAGATCTTCGTCTGCTGCAGCGCGAATGCGCGCGGCGAATGTCTCAATAAGTTTCACAGCATCGTCGATTTCTTTCATCGTGTAATCTCCCGTAGGGCATGATTTGCGCCCGCGAAATTATTCGCACGTCTCCGTGCTAGGATGGCGGCACCGCGCTCGTAACGCTCTGGAGCGTTCTGGCGCTGATAGATACTGTCGAATGGCGCTGTGCCCCAAATGTAGTGCTTATGCTCGAATACCAGATGCCGCGCATCGATCACGACCCCATCCCTACGCGCCATTTCGGAAAAGTCATCATCTGCCGCCATGCTCTCGTACTCGTGATAGAACAGATTGCCGATCCGCTCGTAGTATGGCCGCGTCAGAAAGCAGTTGATGAGCAAGCGCCGCTCATCGCTGGGCGTGCCGGTCGAAACCTCGACCACGTATTCGCCGTCCAGATCGGTGACCACGTTCAGCAGTTCGGTGTCCCAGTGCGGAGGCGGAAAGAAATCGTCGGCCACTTGGATGATGAATTTCCCCGTTGAATGCGCGGCGGCGCAGTTCCAGGCCGAGGCAGCGTTATTTGGCCCGGTGTGTTCCACCACATGGAACCATCCGTATTCCCGGGGAGCCAGCGCCCAATCAACAGTGTCCACAGCCAAGATGTACTCGATGTCCTGGGGATTATCCGCCTGCCCTAGCCATGCATCATGGGCCGGCTTCCAGCGCTGATTCTTCAGGCGAGCTGTCGCGTGAACGAGCGAGAAGGTCTTCATTGCTTCGGAAACGTCCACACGCGATTCTTCGGCGTCTTCGCTTTGTCAT